GGTCTCAACCGACCATACCAAACCCAACGCTAGAAAATGTTTAAATACCCACAAAACTTGACAACCATGTTTACACACCATACACTAACCCCAACTCCGAGCCCCAGCAAAGGAAAGCCCCAGGTGGATGACTACTCTGATCTTGGTGATGTGCTTCTCGGCGGCGGTTTGCACGCTGTTAGTGATTCTTTTGATCCGTTCGAACCAAGACCAAGGGACCAGGGACGAACGCCTGGTTGGGATGATGACGACGACAATGGAGACATTGATTCAGAAATCATCGGACACGTCCCAGACGATCAGTTCCGACCTCGCTACAGTGGTCGAGAAGGTTTCGGGCAACATGACGGAGGCAGTGTCGAAAGCATTGGCGGATACCAACCAGACGATGACCAATCTCTTCCTTGGGCGGGAGGAACAAAGGGCCATGTCGCCGGAGCAGCAGAACGAGCCGAACGAGAAGCAGCCGACGCCGGGAATCGAAACGTTCGAAGGACTGCCGCCACGCATGATCGAAGCCCTGACACGGGAGGAACAGGACATACAAAGGTTGACAGCCCCCGAGTGGACAGTAGTATCGCCGTCGCCCAGCAACGGATACGGGCCGACCTCAGAGGCAGCACGGGCAGCGATACAGGACGCATGGACGCTGGACGATCAATAGCCGTCCAGAAGTTCCATGAGCGTGGTATGGCCGACAATGATTATAATAGGATACTCCCTCGGCATGTACCAACTAAGTCCGTACCTTTTCATTCAACCGACTTCCACGCTGTTCTGACGGGGCTCAAAGCCAACGCACAAGGCGACTGGATACTCACCCTTAAGATTGACAGTGGGGCACGCCAGAGTGTCTATAGGCTAGACGATGCGTTCAACATGATTCTCGACGTACACATTGCCGGACTACGGGTATCCCGACGTGATGAATCGGCATGACTTCCGGGGGTACGGTCGATCACGTCGGCACAAGTGGAGTATCTGTTCGTGTGGGTGGGAGAGCAAGAGTTACTCCAAACAGTCCGGTGCGGCCTTTAACCAGTGGTTGCGACACGTAGTTCGTCAGGCATACCTCGATGGCCGCATTTTCATGTACCATTCTGAAATCTACCAATGACCTACATTCCCGACGTATGGGAGCTTGACCCCGACCAACCAGAGTGGCTAGAGACAATCTGCATAGCCCTGCTCGAAGTAGGCGTTCCCCCCACCGCAATAGGAAAGGCATTCCGCATTGACCCACAGGCAATAAAGGAACTGCATGCTGAGCTACTTACCGTCAAGTACGGTACCGCAGAAATATCCGAAGCAATCAACTTTCTTATGTGGCGTGCTTACGAGGATGCAATAGGTGTCCTCGACTCTGCCCCGAGCGCACAACGCCAACGCTTCATTATGACCCTTCTAGCCCGACAGTCTGCAATCGTCGGCAAGGAATCCCCACAATCTATTGCACGTATGCGGGGAGAACTAGAGAAGCTGTGGCAGGACATTGGGGTGGAGGACCCCGCAACCGAATCCATCTATGCGCCGTCTGAGTTTACGCCCACTGACGGAACGGCTGACGATCCAGAAGAAGGACCTCAAGGTCGAAGAGATTGACCTTAGCGATCCATTCGCCTGGGCTCAACTAGCCTTTCTTAAAGAAATCGAACGACAGTACAACCTCGGGCTACCGGTCCGCATAATCGTCCTCAAGGGGCGGCAGATCGGCATTTCTACCTGCACCGAGGGAACGTTGTTCAACTGGACGTTTATTCACCCGGGTACCCGGTCGCTTGTTATAGCCCACGAGACTAAAGCGGCACAGCACTTGTTCGACATGACCAAACTCATGTGGGAGGAATGGCCTTTCAATGCCCTCTACACTGAAAAGCACAATACCGTTAAGTCGCTCTCTTGGGTGGAGACTCGTTCTTCCATGTCAGTTGCGACTGCGAAGAACGCTGGTTCAGGGCGATCCTTCACTTACCATGCCGTGCACTGTAGTGAATGCGCTTTCTGGGAGGACCCAGAACGTCTCATGGTTGGACTCAATCAGTCCGTCCCCTATAAGCATGGCACCATCGTTGTACTTGAGTCGACAGCCAACGGTGTAGGTAACTGGTACCACGAGGAATGGCAACGTGCCATGCACGGCGAGTCCCAATACGTGCCCATGTTCTTCCCATGGTTCATGCATGAGGACTACGCATTCAACGATACCACCCTCCATCTCCGTGACCTCAATAAGGAAGAACGAGAACTCTACCAAGATGGTGTCTACTTCAACGGTAAGCGATTCCGCCTAACCCTCGGTCAACTAGCGTGGCGTCGGCACACGATAATGAACGACTGCCTGGGCGACACGGAGATGTTCTACCAGGAGTACCCTTGCACCCCCAACGAGGCATTCCTCTCCACCGGTCGTAACGTGTTCCCGTTGGAACGCCTAGACGAGCACACCGTCGCCGAGGGTGGTGTCCGGGGCATGCTCATCAACAACAACGGTAGAATCCAGTTCGTTCGTGACGCCAGTGGCCCACTGACCATCTTCAAGGCCCCAGGACGTGACCCCATTAAGTCCAAGTACGTTGTTGGTGGCGACCCCACTAAAACAACCTATGGTGACAAAGCCTGCATCCAAGTTCTCAACCGGTTCACGTTCGAACAGGTAGCAGTGTTCCACCAACATCTTGACGCTGTACCATTCGCCCACGAGATAATGAAGCTAGGCTACTTCTATAACACGGCACTGGTTAACACTGAAATCGAAGGTCCGGGCTACGCTACCATCGGTGTCATTCTTGATAATGGTTACCCCGACGTCTGGCAGCACCGATGGGGAGACAAGGCCCCAGGTAAGGTATCTCAATCCTACGGTTGGTCTACCAACTACCAACGCAAGCACTGGGCAATCGAAAAGGTCAAGTTCCTCTTGTCCCAACGTGGCGGGCTCACTATCCACGACCGAATGACTCATGACCAAATGGAGAACTACGTCTACCTCGATAACGGGGAGATGGGTCCCGCCAGTGATCGTTTAAACGATGATGCCGTGATGGCTCTGGCGGTAGCGGTTGTTTCCACCCTCACCGAGGCTCAACTGCCCTATGAGGAATACGGCGAGGCGCAGGTACACGACCTATTCGGGGTACCACCTTGGGAAGCTGCTTGACATAGCCAACGCTATACCGTACACTCCCGTCATGCGCCAGTGCTGTGTAAACATTGGCACCCATGGCTGAGTACCAGTACAAGTGCGTCGGTTGCCGACTGGTATTCACTACACTCTCCCGTACGGACATTCCCGACTGCCCAGTCTGCCAACAGCCGTCATCCCGTGACTATGTGTTCCAGGCCCGACCTTCCATGCCCGAACACTTCAACCACACTCTGGGCCGTCCGGTACTGAACGAACGTGACCTACGGGATGGGCTCAAGCGCCTGACGGACGAATCCTCAGAGCGCAATGGCATTGAGGCCAACATGGAGTTTATGACCCGTGCGGAGATGGCCGATCCACGAGCCCACGGTGTCACTGGCGAAGGGCTAGAAGAGTCGCAGAGGGAATGGCGGGACATGGGACTACAGCACCCGAGTGAGAGCCTTATTCTCCCGTGAAGTGTTCATGCCGTAAGGTCGACGTTCGTATTGGACGCATGCGTTCTATTAGGTACTGGCACGCTAACAAGAACTGTCAGGTCCACGTATGAGTCTCATCGACATACCTCTCCAAGAAGCCCCAGCACCACCAGACCCATGGCTAGACGACTACATGCTCACCCAGAAGCTAGAGCAACTGTACCATCTAGCCCTAACAGAAAAAAAGAAGTACCAAGCCAACTGGCGGCGGAACTACCTTCTCACGACCAACAAGCAATACTCCCTCGACACGCAGTCACCGTGGACGCCAAACGTAACGGACTCTGAGATATTCCCAATCCTCTCCGCACGTATCGCATGGATGACGGACCAGGAAGTCAAACCAGAAGTCGCTCCCGCAGCATTGCCAGGTGACCCGTACGCACAGCACATGCGTACCCTGTCCGAGCACATGGAACAGATATTCCAATCCCAGTACGTGAACCAGGGCTGGGACAAAGAAGTCATCCTTATGCTCTGGGATGCGGCCCAATACGGTGCGGGTATCGCTAAGTCCGTTTGGGACAGTGGGCTCGAAGAAGGTCTAGGCAACATTGCGTTCAAGCGGGTAGACGTATGGAACTTCTACCCGGACCCCAACGCTAGGGACCTTGACCAGTGTACCCACATGTTCGAAGTCGAAAAGATGACCTTCGACCAAATCCAACGAAGATTCCCCAGTGCAGACATTGAGTCGGTCAAGGCGGCGTATCTCTACGGTGATCGTGGAGACTCCGTCGTTCGCCCGAGCCAATCAAGCTCAAGTCAGTATCCGATGGCAATGCCCGGGAATCTACCTGGCTCTGCGGCTACCACCTGGGGACTACCGGGGCAGAGTAGTCGTTCGACGGACCAGATTCTCACTGAGGGTGTCGACGTCAAAACCTGCTGGGTTCTAGAGAACTGGGAAGAGTACCGACAGACAACCGACCCACTCGACGGCGACGAGGAAAGGGTGGTGTACGATGAATGGCGATGCGTCGTCTACACCGGTAACGTCGTACTGTTTGATGAACTGGCGACTGACCTTTACCAGAACTCCCGCCACCCTTATGTCCGATACGTCGATGAGGA